CACCCTGAGCAACGCCGCCTACGGCACCGCGGCGAACGCCTACTCCACCATCCTCAACCAGACCGCCCCGGCGGGGTGGAACCAGTCCTTCCAGGGCCAACTCGGTGATGCGTTGCAGGGCAAGTACACGCCCAACCCCAACAGCACCTTGCAGGTCAGCGAGTCCATGGACGACTTCGCCCGCCGCCACGTCGCGGAGATGCTCAAGGGCATCAGCCCGTACGCCGCGTCCATCGCCGGTGCCCAGGGTCAGATCGGTGACCCCGGTCAGGTGATGAGCGGCGGCCAGATGACCGGATTGCAGCAGCAGGCCACCGGGGTGGTCAGCGACGCCCTGGCGAACCCTCAGCAGATGCCCGAGATCAACACCAACTTCATGCCCCAGCCCATCGACATCGGCCAGTTCGCCATGGCCGGAACCAACGGGAGCCTACCCGCGCTCCCCCCGCCGCAGCCCGATTTCAGCAGCCGACCCGGCGCCGGTCAGGGCCGGGGGTAAGATAAGGCCGTCCCATGCCCGAAGAAGTCGAGACTCAGGAAGCACCAGCACCCGCACCGGCCGAAGAGCAGGCCCCTTCGACACCGGAAGGCGACGGGCCAGCAGACGGCGAGAAGTCCGAGGGAAACTCGTGGTTTCGCGAGACCGCTCAGGGGTTGATCTACTCCCGACCCCTCGACACGGCCAAACGGAGCGAGGAGTGGGCCGAGGCGAACGCCGAACTGCGCCGTGGCCGGAAGGCCAAGTCCGAGGACAAGCCATCCGAGGAGGATGCGGAGCCAACTGACACTCAGCCTGACGGTAAGCCGGAAGCCAAGGCGTCTCCTCGGGAGGGAGATGACGGGGCGTTCGAGCGCAAAGTCCAGGCCGAGGTGGACCGCCGCGAGAAGGTCCGGCGTCAGCGGGCGGAGGTGCAGATCGAGGAGCGACTCCGGCGGGAGAACCCCACCGAGTACGCCCGGTACAAGGAGCAGCAGGCGCAGCAGTCCCTGGCCCAGAACACCGTCGCCGCGTCCATGCGGCAACTGGCCCAGGACTACGACGCCGCGGCGCTCCAGCCGCTGATGAACTCCCTGGAGGAGAAGACGCGCAACGCGATCCTCTCCAAGGCGGCTGAGGTCCACGGCATCCCCCAGCGGAAGCTGCTGGTCGAGGAGGGCCTCAAGGCCTTCCGCAAGGCGGCCTACGATGAGGGCCTGAAGAAGGGGCGGGACGAGGCCCGGAGCGGCCTCCGCCGGTCGAAGCAGTTCCGCGACGAGATCCTGCACGAGATCCGCGGTGCGGACGACGAGCCGGAGCACGTCCTGGGGAACGGCAACGCCGCGGGCGGGGGCGACGACTGGGACATGAACGACTGGATGCGGGCCAGCCTCGGCAAGCACAAGTCGAAGTAGCCGTTAGCGCCGTCTAGGAGTAGACCCATGCCCTACAACAGCATCGTCACCCGGCAGGAATCGGTCTCGGTTCCCAGCACCGGGTACGGCGCGCTGATTCCCGAGGACTTCTCCCGCGAGATCTACAAGGGAATCCTGAACAAGTCCGCGGCCATGCAGTTGTTCCCCCACCGCACCATGTCGCGCATGCAGCAGCGCATGCCCGTGGTGTCGGCCCTGCCCAGCGCCTACTGGGTGGCCGGGGACACCGGCCTCAAGCAGACCACGGCGGTGCAGTGGGCCAACAAGTGGCTCATCGCCGAGGAACTGGCGGTCATCGTCCCCATCCCCGAGAAGCTGCTGGACGACACCGACTACGACCTCTGGGACGAGATCCGGCCCCTGCTGGAGGAGGCCATCGCCATCGCCCTTGACGAGGCCATCTTCTTCGGGGTCGGCAAGCCCGCCTCCTGGCCCGCCGCGGTGGTGCCCGCCGCCATCGCCGCTGGCAACAGCGTGGTGGCCGGTACGTCCACCGCCCTGGACGTGGCCGAGGACCTGAACAACGTCCTGCTCTCCGTCGAGGTGGACGGCTACTCCCCCACCGGGTGGTGGCTGCGCCCGCAGTTCAAGGGACGCCTGCGCGGCCTGCGTGACGCGAACAAGGACTTCCTGTTCCTGCCCGAGGGGCCGTCCAACTACGGCGTCGCCAACAACGACGCCCTGGCCCTGACCCGCCGCGGCAAGACGGCGGACGGCGGCATCCGCGCCGGGATGCTGTTCGGGGAGCCGGCCTACGTCTCCTACGCGGGCCTCTCCGGGTTCGCCACCTCCACCGGCGGCGCGGCCACCCAGGCCGAGGCGATCACCGGCGACTTCTCGCAGGGCATCCTGGGCGTGCGCCAGGACATGACCTTCAAGATGCTCGACCAGTCCGTGATCCAGGACAACACCGGGGCGATCATCTACAACCTCTCGCAGCAGGACCTCGTGGCGATGCGCGTGGTCTGCCGCTACGCCTGGCAGGTGCCCAACCCGGTGTCCCGCACCCAGGCGTCGGAGGCCAACCGCTACCCGTTCGGCGTCCTCCTCCAGGTCCCGATCCCCTGAGCCGAGCGGGAAGGAGTCCGCGATGCCCGCTAAGAGTGCGAAGCAGCAGCGCATGATGGGGGCGGAACTCAACCGGCGGCGGAGCGGGGGGAAACCCTCGCTCCCGTCCATGACCGACGACCAGGTTGGGGACTACGCCCATAAGCCCGCCAAGGGCTACAGCAAGACCAAGAAGGCGAAGTAGGTCATGCCAAATACCACCGTCTCAGGGATCGCGGCCTCCTCCGGCACGCCGGAGCGGTACGTCGCTCCCACCACGGGGGTGCTGGACACCTCCTTCATGATCGTCACCTACGCCCTGATGGTGCCGCTGACGCCGGTCCCGGTGGTGGTGGCCTTGCGGAACAACGCGGAGTTCTCCGACCAGAACCCCTCGTTCGTCACCCCGCCGAAGTACCCTCCCGGGCAGACCGTATCCGTCCCCGCCTACGCCGCCCCGCCAGCGAGCGGGGGCATCAACAACCCGCCCAACGGGGAGGTCGCCAAGGCCACCGGGGCCTCAAGCGGCATCCCCGGAGCCTGGATACCGTCCGGGGTCACCGCTCCGTACAACCTGCTCGCCGCGCCCCCGGCGACGAACCCCGCCACCAACTGGCCCGCCACGAACTACATCGTCTGCCGTGACGCCTCCGAGATTTACTGGAACGGCACCAAGTGGTTGGCTGGCCGCCACCCGTAGGAGAAGAAGATGTCTGAGGAAAAGGCCCCCGAGGGCGTAGACGAGAAGCTCTGGAAGGCCAACAAGGACCTCCAGAAGCAGATGCGCGAGCAGATCGAGTCTGAGCAGGCGGAGCAGACCGCCGCCGCCCAGGAGGCCGCGGGCAAGCCGCAGACCACCACCACGATGCCGTCGCAGACCGTGGAGGAGGCCGGGGCGGCCAACGAGCGCGCTGCGGCGAAGTCCGCCCCGAAGAAGTAGATGTCGGCCACGCTCGCGGCGCCGACGACCTGGGGCGCCTACGGTTCGGTGCCGGTGCAGGTCAACCGCCGCGGCGTGCTGTGCCCCGCCGCCTTCGCGGAGTGGCTCCCCTACGACTCCGCTCACGGCGGGGCCGTCCTCTACAGGGGCGCCCTGTACGACGCGCCGGACGCGCCGACTCCGCTGCTGTTCCCGCAGCGGGCCGACGCGAACGGGCTGATCCAGGTCTGGGCGGCGGCGCCGGTGCGCCTCGTCGTGTCCGCCTGGCTCCCCGGCTACCCAGCGGTTCGGCAGACGCTCGATGTCCAGTTCACGGCAGACGTGGGGACCGGTGGGGGCGGCACCCCGGGACCGACTGGACCCCCAGGGCCGCCTGGCGAGCCGGGCGAGCCGGGGCCGGTAGGACCAGCGGGCGAGGACGGCGCTCCAGGAGTCGCTGGGCCACAGGGTATCCAGGGGCCTGCCGGGGCCGCCTCTACGGTGCCCGGACCGCAAGGCCCGGCTGGCCCAGCCGGTGCGGACGGTGCTCCGGGATCGACTGGTCCGAAAGGTGATACGGGGGACCCCGGGGCGCAGGGTATCCAGGGGCCTGCTGGTACGGCCGGGGCGACGGGAGCGCAAGGCCCGGCGGGACCGGGTGTGCCAGCAGGCGGCACCACCAGCCAGGTGCTGACCAAGACGAGCGCGACCGACTACGCCACGGCCTGGCAGACGCCCGCGGCGGGTGGCGGCGCGTTCGTGGACGAAGCCGGGGACACGATGACCGGCGCCCTCATTCTTCAGGGGGCGGCGGCGACTACGAACGTCCTCCAGGCGAAGCTGGCGGCGGATACGCAGCCCCGGTTCCGGTCGGACGCGAACGGCCGGCTGGAGTGGGGGGCCGGCGGCGCCTCGGCGGTCGATAAGGCGATCTTCCGCGCCAGCTCGACCCAATTCCAGGTCATCGGTTCGTGGGTGCCCGACACCACGAACAGCTACAACCTCGGCAGCTCGGGCAGCTTCTGGGCCGACACCTACTCCACCAACTACACGATCAGCAACACCGGGACGCTGCGGCTCGGGACGACCCTGATGCCCTCCACGGGCACGGTCCGGATGCGGAACACCGCCCTCCTCGCGTGGCGGAACGCGGCGGACAACGGCACCTTCACGCTCGGTGTAGACGCGAGCGACCGGCTGGCGTACAGCGGAACCGCCTTCCAGCTGGGCACGACCCCGGCGGCCTCCGGGGCGGTGCGCCTCCCCAACAACCAGGCCCTCGCGTGGCGCAACGCGGGCAACACCGCCGACCTGGCCCTGGTGGTGGACGCGACCAACGCCCTGACCTTCAACGGCGCCCCGGTCGCCGTGGGCAGCTTTCTGCCCCTGACCGGCGGAACGCTCACAGGCGACCTGGTGGTCAGCAAAACCACCCCGGTCGTCGCCGTCAAACTAACGGCGGACACCCAGCCCCGCAGCCAACTGGCCGACAACGGGCTGTGGTTCGGCCCGGGCGGCGCGACGGTGCTCGACATCGCCCTCCAGCGCACCGGGCCGGGGTCGCTGGCGTTCAACCCGAGCGTGGCGAAGCCGTGGGCTGGCGGCGTCACGTCCTGCCAGATCGGTCCTCGGATGCACCTCGTCAGCGGCGGCACCGACGCCTACCTGTCGTACAACGCCTACTTCGACGGCACCAGCTTCCGCCTGATCGGCGCCGACGCCGCCTCCCGACTGTACCTCCTCGGGGCCACGCTCTCGTACCAGCACACCGGGTCGGCCGCGGCCGACACCGCCGTGGGCTGGGTCACCCGACTGGCGGTGGCCGCCACCGGCACCGTCACCGTCGTCCAGGACGCGGGGCAGGTCGCCTACGGAATCGCCCGCGGCGACCAGGGGCTTGCGGGCGACGGGTCCACGAACGGGATGGAGATCAAGGGCTTCTCCGGCCCGATGATGTACTTCCGTCCCGTCGCCGGGTTCGACAACGCCGCCTCGCTCGGCTCCGCCTCGCAACGCTGGAACGTGGTCTACGCGGGCAACGGGACGATCCAGACCTCCACCTACGAGGCGAAGGAGGACTTCACCCCGCTCGACCCGGCGGCCTGCGCCGCCGCGGTAACGGAGACGGACTGGCTGTCGTACCGCTACAAGCCCGCGGTGGCGCAGATCGAGTCCGATGATGAGCGAGAGACCGACGAGCGGACGGCGAGGTATCTGGTCGAGTCCGTCAGCGAGCGCAGCCAAAAGGGGTACGTCTTGCGGTCGCCCGACCACAAGGTCCACGACCTGTTCGGGCAGCCCGACCGGGAGAGCGCCAGCCCCAGCAGTGACCTCGCCGTGGTCGCCTGTGCCCTCCAGCACGCGCTGGCCGAGATCGAACTGTTGAAGGCCAAACTGCCGTGAGTATGATTCTGACGCTCCCCCCGGAGCCGGACCTCACCCCGGGCCTGCCCGTCGCCCCCGATACGGTGTCCTTGCGCGAGATCGAGCAGGAAGTGGCTCGCCGGGTGGGGCCGTTCTTCCTGCGCGTGGCACGGAACCAGGCCCCGACAGAGAGTGACGCCACAACCATCGCCGTCCCGGCGATCCGATCCACCATCGACCTTGGCGGGATCGAGGACCTGTTCGTGTTGCGCCGAGGGCGGCTGGCGGACGGGACGCGCTTCCCCACCACCGCTCCAGACCCGGAGCGCCCATGGTCGCCCGGAGACCGGGTGCGGGCGGTTCGGGCCTACCGCCCGCAGGAGGGCCTGGTCGAGGTGGACTGGCCCTACGACCACCCCGTCTACGACGGCGAGGAGATCGAACTGCACCACCTGGACCCGGAGCAGGAGTTGCGCCCCGCTGTTCTGGCCGGACTGCGGCGCTGCTACGTGGTGCACCGGCTGACCGTGGACGGGACGGTCGGCGGGGCCTTCGACACCATCGACCTGACCGAGCGGGCGCCGTGGATCAGGTCACGCGATCAAGTCTACGGGGTATCCCTCTCCGGCGGCGCCCCGGCGGTGGCCTGGCGGGTGGAGTCGTATGGTGGGGGGCTGTTCCTGGTCCTGCGCGAGTACGCCTACGGGAAGTCCTACGTGGTCAACCGCCGCCCGGCGACGGCCATGGTGTGGCTCGCCCCGCCGCACGCGCTTCCCGGCGGCGGGCCGCTCCTGGGCACCTGGGACCGGGTGGCCTTCCACACCTGGGACGACCTCGCCGCGAATCACACCTGGGATAGCGTCCTGTTCCCGTACGGAGACCCGGGAGTGGTCGCCGGGGTGGACGACTGGGGGGTGCGCGCCGGGACGGTCAACGAGCCGTGGGACGACGAGGACCGCTTCCCGATCCCCCTGGACTACCCCGCCGCGGCGGGGCACATCGAGTGCTGGCGCAGCGTCCGGCCCCGGCTGGCGGCCCTGTCGCAGTTGGACCTGTGGCCCAAGCAGGCGGAGGCGGCGGCGGAGTTCACCCGCGTGTCCACGCAGCACTTCGACCCGCCGCGCCACGAGCCGGTGCTGTCCGTGTCCTCCAGGCTGTGGCCGGACAACCCGTTGAGTAATACCCCCTGATGCCAGCGATCACGCCGCGGCTGACGCGCACCGACCCCGCCCGCGTCAGCGGACCGGTCACCGTCCACTCCCGCCGCCGCCCGTGGCCCTACGACATCGAGATCAACGGGTTCCCGCTCATCCTGCGCGAGTCGGACGCCGGGTTGATGATCGGGAAGAAGGTGCAGTCCCTCCAGGGCGTGGCCCCCATCACCTACGACTACTCCTCGCAGCCGGTCTACGCGGAGCGCACCTTCGCCTTCCGCAAGATCGAGAGCGGCTACGGCGAGCGGGTGCAGCGCTCACCCGTCCCGGCCCGCTACTACTACGCCCTCAACGCCGACCTCTCCGTGGGCGGCCTCCAGATGAAGGGGCCGAAGTTCCACGTCATCACCCCGATGACCACCGGCCCGATCCGCTGGTTCATGGACGCGGTGTACCCGTCGTTCGTCGTCCCTCCCGAGTACCCCAAGGGGTGGCCCCCGCTGGTCACCTTCGCCGGGGCCGGACGCTACGTCCTCTTGCGGAGCGCGGACGCGGACGCGAGTTGGGCGGTGAGCAAGGACTTCGGAGCCGGGGTCGAGACGGTCAAGGCGGTGCGCTACCGCGCCGCCGGGGCCGGAGCGCTGGACTCCCTGTGGGTGACCACCGACAACGGCGAACTGTGGCAGTTCGACGGCACCACCTGGACGAAGAGCGCCCAGCCCGCCTTCACGATCACCGTGCTGCGCGACGAGTTGTGGATCAAGGACGACGTGAACTCGGTGCGGAAGTGCACCGCCGACCCCCTGGTCGCCGCCAACTGGGACGCCCCAATCCTGGTCGGGGACAAGTCGCAGCCGGTCACCAACATGGAGGTGCTGGACGACCAGTTGTACGTATTCAAGACCAACGGCATCTTCGTGGTCGGCACCAGCGGCGAGGCCTCTGACCGCTTCCCCTCCTTCCGCCAGCAGCCCCTCCCCCGCAACGGGGTCAACGCCACCGCCTGGTTGGGGCGGCTGTGGTTCGGCTACGGCGACTCCTACTACTGGCTCGACAACGCCGGGCAGTTGCACCCCACCGGCCCCAACCTGCTGGTCGAGAACAACTCCGAGGTGTCCGGGGAGGTCACCGCCTTCACCGGGCACGCCTCCTGGTTCGGCTACTACGGGCTGTGGAACAAGGGGCCGACCCTCGCCACGCCGGGCAACGGCGACTCCTACCTGATCAAGCACGGCACCTGGAAGAACCCGAGCGAGGATGCGCCCGGCGCCTACGAGTTCGATGAGGTGCCCAACGGCGCCTTGAAGAAGTGGACGAACAAACGGCTGACGGCGCTGTACGTCTCCGACGCCGCGCAGGGCAACTCCCGCCTCTACGCGGGGTTCGCGGACGGCTCCTTCGAGTGGTGCCTGCTGCCGCGGGGCACGCCCAACCCGGCCCACCCCACCAGCGGGTGCGAGTTCACGACCGAGGAGTCCTGGGTCTACTGGCCGCTGCACCACGCCATGTTCCAGGCCGACGCCAAGTCCTACCGCGGGTTCAGCGTCTTCGGACCGCGGATGGACTCCCAGAACACGGTGCGGGTGCAGTACCGGCTGGTCAACCGCAGCGTGGAGTCCGACCCACCGTCGTCCCAGACGGCCTGGCGCCAGGCGGGCGGCGACTTCGCCCTCACCGGGCAGCGCAACGACCTGGACGAAGATATCTTCGGGCAGGCCATCGAGGTGCGCCACGGTCTCTTCTCGACCGACCCCACCCCCGCCTGCGCCACCCCGGTGATCGAGGGGGTGGCCCTGCACGAGCAGGTGCGCCCCGCCCTGCTGTTGGAGTACACCTGGACGATCAACGCCCGGCGCCACCTGGCCCGGCGCGACGGGGCGGTGGACCGCCGCACCCCCTGGATGATCAGGGAGGCGGCGATGACATGGGCCGCCACCACCGGCACGGTGGAGGTGGTGTTGCCAGACGAGGGGGTGCAGGCCCTCTCCATCATCGACTACTCCGAGGCGCTGTCTCCGGTGACCAAGCGGTACGGCGCCGACTGGGACGTGGCGATGAAGGCGGTGCAGTTCCGCACCCTCACCGTCTACGGCACCTGGGACCGGGTGGCGATGTACTCCTGGGACACCATCGCGGACTACACTTGGGACGACCTGCTGTACCTCTAAGGAGAAGTGGCGGAGATGGCCTACACCGACACCAGCAACATCGTGCTGCACATGCCCGTGCCGGGCACCCAGGAACCGGCGGCCATCTCGCTGCTCAACGAGAACTGCGTCCAGTTGGACCTGCACGACCACCTCTTGGGGAAGGGCGTCGGCGTCGGACGCCTGCGCGCGGGCATCTCCGCGAGTCAGCCCGCGGCGGGGCAGGTAGGAGGCGTCTACTTCGCCTCCGACTCCCGGTTGCTCTACATCGACGACGGGACGACCTGGCTGCGCTTCTTCACCGACGCCGGGGACGGGACCGAGGACTGCACCCTGATCGACCCCATCATCCGAGACGCGCTGGCGTTCGGACCGGAAGGCAGCGGAGTCATCGACGCCGTGCTCGGGCGCACGTCCGCCCGACACCTCGACACCGACAGCACCATCACCATCAACCCCTCCACGAATCAACTCGGGCTGTCCATCCTGCCCGGGACACCTCGGCCATCCGCCGGGGGCGTGGCGACCATCCAACTCGGCCCGCAGGGCTTCATGCAGGCCGGGTCCAACTTCAACAGCCTGGTCTACAACGCCTGGTTCGACGGGGCCGGTTGGCATACCATCGCCATCGGCCCGGCCTATCGCTGGATGGTGTCGAGCGGTGGCGCCACGCTCGATCAGGTCGGCGCCGCGGGGACGCCCGCCGACTCCGTGGGGACCTGGGTCACCCGGCTGTCTGTGGGCACCAACGGCACGCTCACCCTGACTCCGGATGCGGCGGCGTCGGCGCTGGTCGCGAACGGCTCGATCACCACCACCATCGGGGCCGGGGTTGAAGGACTTCGATGCACCTTCGTGGAGGGGCCGGGCGGCACCCTGGTGATCAAGTACAGCGCGGTCGGGGCGGGGGCGACCTCGATCCAGTCGCTCAACGGGTCGCTGCTGCTCGCCGCGGCGGGCGGGGTCGTCGCCCCCATCGCGGACAACACCTACGTCCTGGGCACCGTACCGGGACTGCTGAAGTGGGTCTCCGTGGCCGCGGTGGCGGGCACCATCCAGACCAGCAGCGCGGCCGCGAAGGAGGGCATCACCCCTCTGGACCCGGCCGCCTGCTACCAGGCGGCGAAGGACGTGCGCTGGTACGAGTTCGCCTACCTGCCCCCGGCGTACCACGACCCGGAGCCGGACGCGGCGTCGGCCTACGACGCCACCGACAGCAACGAGGTCAAGGCCGAGAAGAAGGCCCTGCGGGACGCGACCGAGGCCAAGGCCAAAGAGGACCACGCCCGGCTGGTGGCGGAGACGGCCTCGACCAGGCGGCAGCGGGGATTCGTGTTCCCCGCCGGGGCGAGCGCCAAAGACGAGGCGGGCGGGGCGCTGCCCCCGGTGCCCGACCTGTTCGGACTCCCCGACCGCGAATCCACCACCCCGCAGGCGGACCTCGCTACGCTGGGAGCCGCACTCCAGGAAGTCATCCGCCGACTCGAATCGTTGGAGGCCACCGATGCCCCGACTCCCTGAGCACATCCTTCCCGACCTGCGCGGGAAGTGGGTCAAGCTGACCGGCGCGCGGGAGGTGGCCCAGCACGCCCTCTCCGCCGCCCAGCGCATCGAGTCCGAGTACCAGACCACGCTGAACACCGCCCTGCGGATGATCGGCGCCGACCCCGGACAGCCGTGGCGGATCAACCTGGAGACGGGAGAGGTCGAGGAGGCCCCGGTCGAGACGCCCGCGAACGGTGTCCCGGCGCTTACCTGATCGACACCCGGCCTGAGGTCCGCGTCGAAGAGTTGCCCCTCGCGGAGTCTACGGAGGGACAGCACACCGCCACGACCTACGGTCGGTGGTGCCCCTACTGCGGGGCCGACCTGTCCAACGTCCCCGACCGCTACAGCCACGCCGACGAGGCCCTGTTCTCCACCGCCGGTCGCCGCCTCAAGATCACCCTCGCCGTGCTGTTCGTGGTGATCTGGCTGGCGATCAGCATCTGGGACTGGATCGACAACCCGTCCACCGCGTTCGTGCCCGGGTGGTACTCCGCCCTGGGCGCGGTGATGCTGTTCTACCTGCTGGGCTTCAACCCGCTGGGGTTGATCAG